GTGAGTTTCAGCGGCCTACAGCCGGAGTCGTATGCGATGCTTCCATCTGCCCTGAAAACCTGGAATCCGCAGTTTTCACCGGACTCTCTGACTTTGTCGAATGCGAACCACTGGAATGTCCGTCCGTAGCCATCAATAGTGCGAGAAACAAATCTGTACGTAAATTGGTTACCGTTCTGTACTGTCGAGTAGATGCCGATGAACACGTCCTGCGCCTTGACGACCATCAGCGGTGTGTCGCCGGTAATAGTCACATCGACGTACATCGTGCTGGTGGTCGTACCTACGGTTGCGCTACCTGATGCCGATAGCGAAAGATTTGAATAATCCTGATCTATCTGCAAGACACCGTGATTTCCAAATACCTGAATACCTGCCGTCATCAGTAGACACCATAGAAAATGATAGCGTCCAACGTCGGCCATAGCTCATTGGGGGTAGGGTAGTTCCAACTCAATATTTCTCCAGATATTTGTACGTCCGTAGGAGAGAAACCGCCCCGGTCCGTCGTCTGGACGCAGAAGAACGGGGTGCCAGTGGTGAAGCCGCTATTGCGCAGACTACCCGCCACCCCATTCGTTCGAACACTACCAAGTACGCGCCCAATGCGGTCGTCCAGGCTCAGTACGGTGTTTCCGGCTCTGTCGTATATTTCGAGGCCCACCGGCATTACCAGACCCCCATTCGGGTTCGCAGCGCACCGTTCGGGTCGAATGTCATAACCACCCCGCCAATTAGTTCTAGCCTGGCTCCGGTTGTTCCGCTCCTGATGGTCACGTTGCCGCCTGCATCCACGATGAACTTGTTGTTGATGTTGATGGACCCCGCCTTGAAGTCGCCGCGAATAGTTACGCCGCTAAATTCTGCGGAACCGTCCTTGTTGATGCGCCAGCCGGTCGAGCCGGGTACGTAGTTGGCTGACTGGATGACCTGACCGATCTTGGCGTTTGTAATCTCGCCATCTTTGATCTTCGCGCTAGTAATGGATGCGTCACCCAGGTGAGCGGTTCCAATGGCAGCATTGACGATGTTTGCCCCACCAATAATTGCGTTGTTCGCAATGACTGTCGTGATGGTAGCGAGGTTGATGTACGCCGTCTTCAGGTAGACCCCAGGCTGTACTAACGTGCCGTTGATGGTCGTCGGTGTCGTAATGACCGTGAACAAGTTCTCCCCCTTCTTCCCGGGCATGTCCTGCGCTGCAACGAAGAACTTCTCAGCGACGAAGACCACCTCGGAGGAGTCCGCATCTGCACCTATCGACATACCGGCAATGCGCCCATTCGCGTCCACCTTGAGAAAGAGTGACCCCTTGATGCCGTCCACACTTTCCATCAGTAGTTGTACCGTGGTGGTGTTTCCTGCTACGGTGGTTTGCACTGCGGTCATGGCACGTGCGATTGTCTGCGCTTGCTTGTCGCTACTGATGATGGTTGTTAGCTGTGTCGCAGCAAGAGCATCCGAGTCAGCCGTTTGAGTCTTCACAGAATCAATACGGGTTGCAAGAATGCCATCTGCATCTATCCGCGCAGTTTGCTCGGCTTGGATAGCGGCCTTGGCTTCGTCCTGAGTGACAGCCACTTGGTCTATGCGCGTTGCCAACGCTTGATCGCCTAGCACCATCGCAGTCATATTGGATTGCACGGCAGCAGCAGTGTTGTTCTGTGCGGCAGTCACCGTATCCACTTTGGCGGCTACCGACTCGACTGCGTTTTGCCGTGCATTGGTCTCCGCAGTGATGGCAGCACCAAGTTCTTTGGCCGTGTCGCTCAACGCCTTAGAACTCTTCACGCCAGCATCCTCCAGCCGTGCAGCAACGCTCCCAGGCAAGGATGCAGGGCCGTCAATCTTGTCAATGCGGTTGTTGAGGTCAGGAAAGAGTTTGGACTCCTTGATGATGCCGTCCATGACATCCGTGGCGATGCCGTGGTAGTTGCCATTGCCGACGCCAGGAAGGCCGTTTGTGAGTCCGCTTAGGCCATCAGCAACCTCCTGCTCGATGTAGAACATCTGCGTGGCATCTGCGTTCATTACCTGTTCAGTCAGCGTGGTCGAGTCATGGTAGTGGATGTTTCGCTCGACCTTCGGCGTGTTGCGTTTGATGATGACTGCAATCCCCTCCGGGGGCGCAATGTAAAACTGAATTGATTTGTCGGTAGTCCACGTGTAGTGCGCTTCGTCCTTCATCAGGAACCCCGCAAGCCATACCTCTACGTGCGACTTTAAGAGGTATGGGAAGGGGACCGCGTACAACGTGTTGCTACCATCGCCCTCATAGGGCGCTAGTGATAGATAAGCCATTTCTCCTTTTCGTTGTTAGGGGACCACTTGGCGTGGTGCGTGTTTGGGGAACATGCCGCTCACATAGTCAGATAAGTTTCGGATGCCGTATGTGTTCCCTCCCGGCATAATTCCGAAGAGGTCACGGATGTCCTGACGTGTTGCCACACGGTCGGACCACGGCGCGGAACCGCTAATCGTTTTTCCTGCATTGATTGCCTTGCCGATGAGTACCGCCGATGGTGGCGTGAACATATTGCGGTTGTCGGTGTTGGCGGTGCTTACCATTGCAAACGGGTCATAGCCGCCAGCCACCAAGCCGGTAGTAGTACTGATAGTGGACGGCAGCATTCCGAACACAGAGGCCCGTTGGATTGCGGCCTTGGCAATGCGGTCCATCGTCAGACGTTTCTGTAGCTCCTCTGGGTTGTGCGCCAGATTCAACGAGGTCTGCAAGGAATACATCAACGCTTCCCCGACAAGCCCGTACATCCACACCGAGAAGGTAGTCTTGTCCATGTAGTGAACGTTCTTTAGGAAATTCTTGGCGTGTGCCACGGCGATGAAGGTGCGCAACTCCATGAATATCTTGCCAAGCTGCGTGTGTGCCCAAGGAATGGTTTCGCCCAGGTCGTGGTCTTGAATGGCATCACGTGTACTGCGCTCCATCGTCAGGTGATACTGCTCGTAGGTGTCTGGGTGCTGCTGCTTCCAACGCTCCCAATCCACCGACTCGACACGGCCATTCGTTGCGTCGTGTGTGGTGTACTCCTTCAGGTGTTTCAGTACATCGTCAATTTCTTCCAGTTCCATGCCGTAGTGCGCGAGACGCTTGCGGTAGGCCGGAGTCAATTCAGCCTTTCCGGTGGCTAGATCGAAGTGATGCTGGATGAACATCATGGCCGAATACTGGCGGGTCATGGACGTCACCGTTGCATTGCCCGAGATATAGTCCACGGCGTGCGATAGCTTGTTGGTGGTGTTCTCCAGCTTGTTCAACGTCCGGTCATGGGTGAACTCCGAGGTCTCGAACTGACGCGCATGTGCTGAGTTCGCTTCCAGGCCAAAGGCCCAGAATTGTTCTATCTCACGCGCCAGCTTTTGATTAGGAATACGACCGCTACGCAGAGACCGGATGAGCCCCGCAAAGCTGCCACCCTGGAGATGCAAGGCGCGTAGCGAGGTCATCGCCACTGCCTGCTTCAGTTCGCCCATGGCCGGAATGCCAAGCTGTCCAAGATAGGCAGACCGCGAGTAGGCCCTGATGATGTTACTCAGGCGGCTTGTTTGGTTGAACACCTGGGTAGACATGGGGCGTCCTGTGATGTTGTCGTAGATGTCGCGCATCCATTGCAGGTCTCCCTTAAATTTCCCATCGTCGGCCACCAGCAGGTTGTTTTCCATGTGGTGGTCCATTGCTCCCTTGTAGATGACGTTCTCGAACTCCGCACGTGACCGGATGCCGCGCTTTGCCATTGCCACGTGACCGGCCATAGTGTTCAGGTACTTGTTGACCAGCACTCGGGAGTCGCGCTCCATCAGGTCAGATACCTTCAGGGTCTCCCCATTCCCCATGCGTTCGCTATAGTTCTCATCCATCGGCATACGGAACTTCAGGTTTGTTGCGTTACCTGAGTCGCCGCCGTGCTTTGCCTTGGCCTCAAACATGACTTCAACGATTGTATTGATGTCCTTGCCGTCCAGGAGAGGATGACCGGTTGCGGGGTCTACTGCGCCAAGTTCGGCACGGAGTGTGTGCATATCTTTGGATGCCAGATGTAGGTCCTGGAACACTTGGGAGAACTCTGTCTTCAGGATGACGTGCAGGAACGCCTTGGCTTTCGCTAGGTCCCCATGCAATGCCCCATCGGTGAACGCATTGGCGACCACTTGTGCCACTTCATCCTCGCCGTGCGTTTTCATCTTTTCCTTGATCTTGTCGATCTGGTACTGGCGATTGACATAGAACGCATCTACGTCCAGATTCTCCGCGCCCTGGACCCCCGCCTTCTTTGCCTCCTTGATGATGGTGGAGTAGACCTCACGCTGTGCGTTGGCGGCGGCGCGTAGTTCATTGGCGATGTCCTGGTTCGCATGAACGACAGTCGAGTCTCCGTTCGCCACGTTGGACACCATCTCGTAAAATTCGCGGTGGAACTTGTGAGCGTCTAGAGGGCCTAGCTTGCGCTTCACGCGGACTTCACGGAACGCATCCTGTGCGGCCAGCATGAACTGACCTTCCAGGGTACGCTGCATGAACTTCTTATCCTCGCTGGCAGTGCGCGCCTGGGTGTGACTTCCCTCCGCACCGATAGGGTCCTTAATGAGCTTGGAAGCCCACTTCTGGAGCACCGGATTGGTGCTGCGATTGAGTTGGGCGTACAGGTCGAAGCGGTAGGGAATCTTGATGCCCCACTTGTCCAGCTTCGGAATGAATCCACCCAGGACCGTTGGCACGGTTGGTACGTGCATGGCCTGCGCCGCACCGGCAGAACCTCCCACGAAGCCTCGAGGGGATTCGTGCAGCGCGGTGGATGCTGATTGCTGTGCTGGTCGTGGTGGCGCAACTTCTACGTTCTCGGGACCTCCCAGGAAGTCAGCCTTTGTTATTCGATGCGGCTCCGGCTTCATACCTTTCGGCAGGAAGCCAGCTTCTCCTGCTACCGCCTCTTTGGGAATCTCGAAGTGGTGGCCGGGGGAGTCCGGGTGGAGGTCGGCACGGTCAATCAACATGCGTTCACCTGTGTCGGCGTGTTCGACAATCAACTGGCCCTTGCCGGTCTCTCCCACGACGGCTCCATGATCTAGCCCTGGTCCTTCGTCGGAGCGCCAGAATACATGGTCGCCTTGGAGTTCTGATACAGGCGTGAGAGTCTTGGGAACGTCTTGGAGATGTAGAGGGGTCTCCTTGGCCGCAGCCTTGGTTTCCTGCGCGATACCTAGCGCCTTCTGGAATGCAAGCTGCATTGCGGTCGGTTGTACCTCATTGGTTGCGTCGAGTGCCTGAGCGACATTCTTCATCTCGTCGCCCTTATGCAGCTGCCCCTCGCTCCAGAGGTCATTTAGTTGCTTCTCGCGCTGAACCGCCAGTTCGCTCTCATGCTGTTTCCAGAGTGTGTCGATGGCGTCTGGTGGTAGTTCGCCGCGCTCTACCTTGGAGTAAACGTCAATGCGGTGTGCGGCAGTTCCCATTGTGGCGGCGTCGGCTGGTGCCACCTGCGCTACGTCCTTTTGTTCCTTCAGCATCCGCCACGCCTCGAATTCTTGCCGGGCGACGTTGGCCTGCCGTGCTGCCGATCTTGCGCCGTAGACTGCGAAGGGAGTCGTCATCGCACCCGCAATAAGACTGGCCTCGACCACCTGACCCCAATCGTCCTCAAAGTTGACCCGCTGGCGCAGGCGCTCGACTGCGCCCATAGTTCCCGCGCCTGTGGCGATGCCGGAGGCAATTGCGCCCTTACTGCCAGAGCGAGATGCTTGTGCAGCCACTTCGGCAGCATGGGCGGTAATGGCTGACAATGCCTCGGCTTCCGTTCCAGCTCTACCGATGGCAGTTGCCAGGGTGGCTATCTTACGTGCGCGCACTGCGTAGGACAGGCCGCCAGAGGCGACTCCGACAGCGAGACCAACTGGCTCCACCAGATTTGCGGCGAGTCGCATTGTGTTTCCAAGCGCGCCCATATCACTCAGGTGCTGCAAGTCCGTCTGTTTGTTCAACAGCCGTTCCCGGATGAAGTCGGCCTGTGCGGGAGAGGTCGCGCCGTACAGTTCCTTGTGGTACTCCTCCGCGATGCCATCGGTGAGACTCTTCCATTGGTCGGGGTCCGAGTAGGACATGTAGCCGTCTTCTGGCTTGAACTGACTGCCTTGGTAATGAGCAATCATGCCGGGTACGGGAGAGTCCTGTCGCCACACCGCGCCCGCGTAGTCGCCGGTCGTCGCCGCGTCTTCACGTTTCTTCTTTATGTCGGCTAGGGTAATACTGGCAACCGGGGAAGTCGACGCGTTGGCATTCGGGGAGGGGAGGGAGGGATTGGGCGCTGCGGATTTACTGAGGATGCTACTTGATAGGTCTGCTGCTTCCTGCTGGATGCCAGCCATGTGTTTCCTTTATTAGTTATTCATAGTCACCGCATTAAATTTCGCTGTGCCTGCCAGCATGTTTGCCCGGAGGTTGTTTCTGCGAGTGTCTTCCTTCTGAGCGCCATTGCGGTCCGTGTAGAAAACCTTGAACGCCTTGTCGATGCGCTCCTGGTCGCCTGAGAACACAGCGTCAATGGATGGACCGAACTTGTTGAAGTCGCGGACCTGATAGGCCACGTCTGTGATGACCGCCTGCTGTTGTGGCGTCAATCGGTCCCACATGCCGGGATACTTGGCTTCAACTGTGGCCCTGGCTTTGTCCACGTAGCGCGGCAGGCTGGTAATCAGTAGCCGCTCTGCCTGGTCCTGCGTGATGCTCTTGCGACCAGCAATGATGTCGTCAGTGGCTTCAGGTGGAATACCTGCTTTCCTGAAGTCCTCCTTGATGGTCCCAGCGTTGGCCTTGAGGTTGTAGCCCATGCCGATGTTGTTACCGGCTCCACCAGCGGGGTCGGGGGATGCTTTCAATACGACACCCTCGCCCTGTGTGGTCAGTGCTGCCGTGAGGTCGAGAGTGCCAGTCCTGCCGCTGACGTTACGCATGAAGCGAAACGTACTGGACTTCTGCGCTTGTGCATCGTTGGCAGACTGCGGCGTAGGTGCAAGGACGCTTGAAGCAGCCCCCATAGTCAGTTTAGGAATATTAGCAACCGCAGTGCGGAACGCTTTATCTTGAACATCGTTAATCGCTTTCGTAGGAATGAGGTCGCCTTGCCCAATTGTTCGCAGCTTGGTTATCAAGGGAGACATGTTGTTGATGTCTTCTGAGGATAGGTTGCCGCCCTTGGCCTTCCCGTTGAGTTCCACTAATGCCTTGCGGTCGTCATCAGTAAGGGTGGTGGCTGAGCGGAACGTGCTGTTGAGACGGTCGAAGGTAGTCTTGCCGAGAATTTCACCGTACTTCAGGGACTGTATTTCGTACTGACCGTTGCCCATATGGACGAGGGTTGGCAGCTTGTCAGAGCCATACTGTTTTACTAATGCCGCCTGCTTCCACGCAATCATCTTGTCAGTGCCTTGACCTCCCGAACCTGGAGGGACACCAACAAGCAGATTCGTGTTGGTATCGTGAACGTAGTTGTTATTCACCCACTCTTGTAGATGGGCTTGAACGGCGTCGGCCCCGACATTGGGATGCGTGGTCATGAAACGCTTCGCCTCCAACAGCCCACCAGAAGTCGTGGCGTCTAGGTTAGAGGGGAGGTTGTCACGGCCCGGTATGAAATCCTTGGACCACTGATAGTGCATCCCATCGATAGCCTTTGAGATGACCTTGGTAGTGTTGGCTTTCCAGGCAGGGTCGTGGGTCAGAATCCGCTCCCGTTCCTTGGCTTCTGGCGAGATTGCGCGATACGCTGCCTGATATGCGGATGACGCGGTGACACCATTGCCCGACTCAGCCACGTAGGAATCCATGAGGTCGCTGGTGTTATCGTCAAAGTACAGTCGTCGGATGTTGTCTGGCAGGCTCTTATAAAGTTCTGCCACTGCCGTGAACCGTTGTGGTGGGTTTCCGCCGGCATCGGGAGGAACGTTCGATAGGCCGTTCACAAGGCGTTTCAGTCCCTCATTCGGGATGGTCGCTTGACCCACAGCGTGGACCTTTGCGAGTTGGTTGGCTGCGTCCTTTACGTTGGCGAGTTGTGCCGGGTCCTCCAGCGCTCCCGCAATGCCCTTGACGATTCCCCCGGTCAATTGCTCTGACACCTTCTTCTGCATATCCGGCGTCAGTGCCCATCCCTGCCCAGAGTCCCACATGCGCAGGGCTTCAGTAAAGTCCTTCATTCCCGCCAGTTTATCCCGTTGTTGTCGGTCGAACGCGGCTGCTGCTTCATGGGAGGAGAATTGCTTGCCTATGCCGATGTTGTTAGCCAGAACTTCTACAGGAATCAAGTTGCCCGCCTCGACGGACGCATCCCAATCGACCCGCTGCTTGGTGAGAAACGGCTGTGCATCGCGTTCCACACGCTTGTCCTGCTCGGCTTCTGCATGCTTCCGGGCCTGCGCGATGTGGACACCTAGTTCAGCATTGGTATCTGCAATGGTCATGCCGGTGCCAGGGTCCTTGATCTTGTCTAGGGCGTCGAACAATGCCGGAGAGCCCTTGTCATTGATCGACTGCGCTGTCACCTTGGCTACCAACTGCTGCGCCAACTCTGGACGCGTCAGGTAGTTCTGCCAGGAGTCCCGGTGGTCGTTGGTCAGGCTCTGGTAGGCGTCATACAGCTTCTGCGGGTCGCTACCTGCCTGCTGGATACCGGCGTCCATGACCACGTTGACACTCTGTAAGGTGGAGTCCTTGAGCTGGCCTAGCTTTATCTTGGTGTCCTGTTCGCGGATACCTCGGGACAACTGGATGGCCTGCTTGGCTACCTCATCGCGTACATGTGGGTCAGGAATACCGGCTGTATGGGTGCGCAGTTGGTCGGACAGGAACTGGTCCACGTTGAAACCATCCGTCAGCTTCTGCTTCTCATACTCGGCAGTGATGGCTGCATTCGCCTCGATACCCAAGCGCTGTCCGGTGATCTTGCGATAAGAGGTATCAAAGTGTTCCCGGAATGCAGGCAGGACGTTGGCCGGTAGTGACTCCGGGACGCGGCTGGCGTTCGTAGGGTCGATGGGCGCAATTAGGGCCGCAGACTCTCCGGCGTCATCGGCCTTCTTGATCTGCCGCTTTCCTTCTTGCTCCGCATATTGCATCAGTTGGGGGCTGAAGGATGCGAGGCCCTTAATCAAGCCGTCCATTTCGGAACTAGTGTCACTACCTCGTACTGCCGTGTCCACCGGACGTGCGACGACTTGGGTGACTTCGCGTTGGCGTTGAGGTGCTCCGTCCTGTGGGCGTGAGGTGATTTGTTGCTGTACGAATTTCGGCATAGTTACCCTGTCTTGGTTGTTGACAGCAGCTTGCCGAAAGTACCGGAGCGATAGCCGCTGTAGGCCCCAACCGCTGCCCCGCCTATCTGCAAACCTGTACCGATAAGGCTAGGCTGCTGGATAGAGTTGAGTGCTGACTGTGTATTGGCACGAACGCCTTGAACATCCATGTTGCGCTGTGCGCCGCCGTTGAGCCTGTTTGCCTCTATGGTGGCGATGTCATGGGTTGCGTTGAACCCGACCTCATTGACAATGCGCCCGTTAGAGCCGCCTCCACCGCCTGATTCGCCTGCAATGGTACTGAGGCGCCCGGTTTCTTTCAGCGCTTCCAGGGCACGGTCGGACATCTGCTCTCCGGCTTGCTGGTCGGCTTGATGCTGCTGGAGATTCAGTTGGTCGATTTGCTGGTCCTGCGTCCTCTGAAGGTTCTCCGTCTGGGTGTCGGCGTTCCTCTCGCCCTGGACATAGGACATACCGGCGCTGGCTGCGGAGACGGCGAGAGACATCATGAGGAGAGTTGTTGGTTCACACATAGTTTTTATTCCACATATAGAATTGGTAGAAAGCGGCCTTGGCAACACCAAAGTCTTCCACAAGTGTTCCTATGGTGAATCCGATGTGTTGCAGCCATGCGATGGCAACGGCGTTCTCCGCGTGAACGTAGTTCACTAGCAGGCGGTAACGGGGAAGTACCTCGGACACCCACCGCCTACAGCCATCCACCAGATGCCGAGGATGTTTGCTGATCTCGTCCGAGGCCAACATCCAGGGAATGCCCATGTCTGGACCATCACTGACTCCGAAGAGGGCGATGACTTCGCCATGCGTGTTGATGGCTGCGAGGGATAGGCCGGGAGCCTCTACGGATGCCAGCAGGGCCGCGTGTACGTCGCCTGCCGCTAGGAGGACTTCGAGGCGGTCTGCTTCGCGTAGGAGCGGTGCGAGGGCCAAAGCGTCGGCGGCCGTAGCGGGGCGGTAGGTTATGGTCATTAGCTTCTCTTGCTTAGGATTGCCACCTCTGCCTCCCATTCAGCAGACTGAAAGGTGGACGGCAGGAAGGTGTCGTTGATGATGTCGATGGCTACGCCGATGTTGGAGGTCTGTACGGGAAACTTGAAAGAGCCGGACGTGATTGGCGGTCTACCTAATTGGAGAGCGGCGGTCCCCAGGTTCGCACCTGTGAACTTGTAGACATAGGTCTGCCGCGCCAGAGGTGTAACCTCCACTCGAAAATACCCTGACAGCGAGTAGTTCAAGATGAATCGCCGCAGTTTTAAATTGGCAGTAAGCATCGGTGCGTTGTTTCTGTCCGTCAGATACTGCTCAGAGAAACGGTACTGCATTGTGTAGTTTCTTCCGACATACACCGGATACGCCGCATAGTTGCCGGTTGTTTGCAGGGTGTTTGCGGAAGTCTGCGTCAGATTAAGTCCCGCTCCGGCGCTAAAGCCGTACTGCCATCCTAGTACGGCAGTGAAGCGTCCCGTATCTTGATACGGTAGGGTCCAGGTGGTAAGGCCCAACGCGCTGTTGTACTCACCCTGAATTAACACTCTGCGGTCCAGGTGAACCTCGAAGTCGAGGCCGGGTGCCTTCAGGTAGGGCTGAAAATCCATTGACTCAAGGTAGATGCCGTCTATGCGTTGGATAACTAGGTAACAGTTTGTGCCGATGAAGGACGCCTCCAGTACTCGATCTGAATCGGGGAAGAGGATGCGTCCCCACGCCGATTGCATCTTCTCGCTTTGATTCCAATAGAACTTGTATAGATACAAGATATTCGGCGTGGAACTGGAGACAGCAATCAGTGTGTCCTCGTTGGAGGATGCCGCCAGCTTGAAGATGCCGCTCGGTAGATACGTTGGGACGTGGGCAGTAATTTCCACAGCGTCATTACCACTGTTGTTTGCATCTACGAAATACTCCCGCAGTCCTGTGGAGTTTCCACGCTCTACGGGAAAGAACAATTCCTGTCCGATGGCGGCGGGACGGCAGCGGATATTGCTTTCGAATTCGGTGACGACATCGACGCGCACAGTCTTCGGAGCCAGGATGTCACCAGCGGTTAGCTGGAACTGTGTCTGGTCAGAAAACAGCAGCAGCACCTTATTGAATGGCACAGCGTAGTTCAGGATGGAAACCTTCGTGTGTGCGGCAGGGATGTCAATCGGGTCGGAATCCAGCACTGCTCTGGCGGTAGCTCCGAAGAAGGAGAAGAACTCCCCAGCTCGGGACATGAGGATGTTCTCGTCGGACAGGAAGCCCAAGCGATTGCGGAAGAAGAACACATCGTTGATCGTCCGGCCTACGAATGACGGCGCAGGGTTGGAGTCTTCGTCACCAGTCTTACGGCTATCCCAATCAACGCGTGTCAGTAGAAAGGCCCCATCGTAGCGTCGGACCAACTTGTGCGGAAGTGTGCTGGCATCGAAGGTTCCCGCCGTGCCGGGCTTGACTGCCTCAACCCACCCGCCGTCCTTGTACTCGACGTAATAGGAATCCTTGGTATTGCCTTCCTCACCGAAGATTCGAATGGTGTAGCCAGTGTCGAACGTAACAGGGAGATTGGAGAAGCGCGCAGTGCCGTTGCTTATGGGCAGCAGAGCCTGATTGCCGTAGGTATCGCTTGTTGAAAGATTGACCGGATTTCCGTCGTTGCGGACAATCTTGATTACGTTCTCCGAAATACGCAGGACGCTGTAGGCGCTACCGAGATTCCTGGCGAGGTTTGCGGTCAGCGTCCCTGATAGGTTTCCGAGGTTGCCGCCCGACTCACCCAAGGATGCATTTGCAGCGGTACCATTGACGTAAATTGCAAACGAATGCTGTGCTGGAGAAGCAGCGACCACAACGTAGCCGACGTTCGCGGGATTGCTGGGGGCCCTATTGACAGACATTCGAACAGGGATGGTTTTATTGACCACAAACGTGTAGTCCGCTACTGTTACGAGACAGAAAGCGGATGCTGGGTCGGTAGCACTAAGATAGCTTGCGCCATCAGGGTAGTACACAGGCCGTGCTGCACCAGTGAGGAGGTCGTACACCGCGAGGTTGCCATTAGTCAGCAGGACTTCGTAGCGTTCGTGGGTGTCCCGGTTGATAAGGTGGGAAAATGCGCTACCTACCGTGGTGGTCTGAAGCTTTGCGAGATGTACCGTAGGAGGTCGTTTGCGGAGACCTGTGGCAACCGCCGCTACAGCGTTGTCCTGTATCTCACATTGAGAAGACTGCCGTAGTGGCGCAGCCTGTTGGCTCACGCCGTTGAACATGTTGGCGATGCTTTTGTTTATCAGCATCAGCGCTCCAGGATGCAGGCTACGCTGTAGCTACCTGTCAGCATGTTGTACTGTCCGGTCTCACCTTCAGCATCCTTCAGTGCTGTCAGTGCATCCATCTCCTGTTCTTGAGAGAATCGAAACAGGGCGTCGGACCCGAGGGTTCGCCCCTGGAAGACACGAGATGCTTTAATCATCAGGTAGTGGCGCATTGCCTGCGGGAGTTCTTCCCAAGGAAGCAGAAGAGTTACGGTGGCGCGAAGACCTTCTGGAAACTGGTAGCTGTGTGTGGTTTTGTTGTAGAGCCGTAGGCCACGCTGCGTAATGTCGTCGCGGGTCTTCTCGACCACAACTTGAATGCAGTTGCCGGGGACAATTACGGTAAGGTCAGAAGATTGCGCCAGCGGGTAGTCGTGTTCAACGTTGAAGTTCCAGCCCTTGGACTGTACCTCTCTGCTTATCTCATCCATTGTTGCTCTGGCCGCTGCGACATCTGCCAAGCCTGATATGTCCAGGCTGTTCACAGGCGATTCACCAGCCGACGCCAACATGGTGTTAATTGCTTCAAGTTCGGTTGTTAGTGTGGTTGTGGACATATAAGGTCTGGAAGTGAACGAAAAGGGGAACCCCAGAATTTCTTCTAAGATTCCCCTTGGGTTGATGCTCGACTTTTAGGTAGTCGTCTTCAGTTCTACGGAACATTCAGGACGCAGGATGCCAGTACCGATTGCGTACTTCGCAACGATCAGGTCACCCAGACGACGCGGGTCGTAGTCGATGCGAGTAGCCAAGTCCATCAGCTTCACAGTGCCGACAGCTGCCTTAGTCATTACCAGAGCGGCGGTCTTGCTAAAGTCGCCCTGATACTTAGCCAGAACTTCAGGTACGCCAGTCGTATCCGTGACAGGCAGTTGATTGGTCTTAACGATAGGCGAACCTGCGATACGCAGTACCTTGCCGTCCGAGTACGAGCCCGAGCCGCCCCAGTCACGATTCAAGATGTCCTTCGATTGAGCCAACAGGTAGTACTGTGCAGGCTTAACGTAGGTGAATTTCTCGTCCGTTTCCGGGATATCCTTTTCGTCCATTGCCTGGATGGCAGAATAGATGCCAGCGGCCAAGTCGGTAGCCGAAGTGCGGTACAGAGTTGTTGCCGAAGTCAGGGACGAACCGCCGACGCCGCCAGTAACTGTTGCGCTTGCACGTGCGGCCAGGATGCCGGTGCGGAACACGTTAGCGTCCCAGGTATTCGCCAGCACGATGCCTGCCTGCTTCGAGTACTCAGCGCGGACCTCGAAGTGGGTCATCGCCTGGTCCAGGTCATCCAGAAAGATATCGGCCACCAGGATGTCGTCAATGTTGATGATGCGCTCACCAACGTTCGACTTCTGACCGACCAGCTCGGCACCTGGAGTGTGGTAACCGGCTTTCACTTTCCATGTGGCCGGGAACGAAGCCGACTTGCCGCTGGAGATAGTACGAATGGTGTGGCGGTCCAGCGTGACGTTCGCTGTCTCAAAGGCTGTCAAGACCTCGCCGCTGAACACTTTGAGGAAATTTGCCTTTGCATCACCAGCACCGTTTAATTGACCAAATTGATTTACGTTTGCGTTTGCCATGTGTTTTACTCTTGAGAGAAATTGATATGCGGCTACATTGCGTAACCTGGAGGGGTTCTCTCGTACTCACTTCACGCACAGGGTTGTCGTTCCTCGGAACGGCCTAGCTTGCTTACGCGGTAGTTAAGAGGGGTGCAGATGTTTATGAAAGGCACACCTGGAAAGCCTTGATGCAAAATTAGAAAGCTGTGGTTGCGACTAGCTTTGCCTCGACCTTTGCGCGGTAGGCGGGGTCTTTGGCGTAGCGGGGGTCGCGCATGTCAGCGGTCATCTGTGCTTTGGACTCATAGCCGATTGTGCCGCCGTTGATGCCGGAGCCGCCCAGCAAAGTCGGGTTCTTTCCGTTGGCGGTTTCATATCGGGCACGGAGCCCCAGCACTGCCAACTTCATTTCCTCCTCCGTGCCGCCTACCGCCTTGTTGAAGGCGACCAGTTCCGGTTTGGTGAGGCTCTGCGTGGACCACGCCGCAATCTTGGCGAACGCGTCCTTGCCGCCGGCCAATTCGTAACCGATGTTGTCCCGCTTTTCAGCAATTGCTTCCTGGCCTGCGATGTACGCGTTGACCATCTCCTGAGAGATGCCGGCAGTTTCCAGCGCCTTGTAGGACTCTGGGGATAGGCCGCCATTGACAGCAAATTCCTCCGAGAACTTGGACATCTCCAAGCCCCTGGAAGCAAGCGCATCGGCTGCCTCATCTGGATTGGCAGGGGGTGTTACTGTGGTCTGGTCGTCCTGGCCTTTGGATTTGCTTTTTTCCAATTCCGCATAGGACTTGACCAGCTCCTCGGTTTTTACCGTGCCAGTAGTGGCATCCCAAAACTTCTCGGGAATGTGATCTGGCCGCGTAGCTGGCGCTGGAGGGTCTACGGGAGCGGCCGCACCCTGTGCAGCATCGAACTTTGCGGCCATCGCCGCATCATGTTCGGGACTACCAGGAATGGGAACCACGACTTCAGTAGGTTGTTTCGAGGAATCCGATGGCAGTGCCGATGAGCCGGCAGCTACGGTCATCAGTGGTCCTCCCGGACCGCATCGTGGGATTCCAAAGGAGCGCCGCCAGGGATTTTGAAGCTATCCACTGCCGTTGCTGCTGGGGCTTCGCGCTTGGCGTTAGCCTTGTCTGCGCGTTTGGTTTCGTTTGCTGGAATTGCATCTGCCATAGAGTTCCTGTTAGTTATTGAGGAGGGGCTTCGTTTGCCATTCCCTGTTTAGCCATGCCGCCAAGCTGCGTTACAGCGTTGGGGCCAAGTTGTTGAATCATTTGCTGCATCTGCTGTTGCTGCTGTTGCTGGGCAACTTCCTCATCGCTGAAGATGAGCCCTTTCATATCAATGCCCACGGACGTTCCGATGCGCTTGATGTAGTCGGCCACGTTCAAGCGCTGCTGAATGGCCTCTGGGCCTAGGGGCTGTATGGCACTGAGCATCTGCTGTAGTTTGGTGAAGTCGTTACCACGCCCGATGGCTTCTATGCCGGTGGTGATGAGAGGCTTCACGATGCCCTTGGGAAGTGCCGGAAGTTTTCCTTCGGCTTCCATTTGGTGCATCTTGACTACCAGTAGCGGCAACTGAAACTCCTGAGACAGTGTGGAGTAAGCACCGCCTTGAGCGGTTTCCAACTCTGCAACCATCGTTCGGATTTCCTCAGCCGTCACCCGTTCGCCGTTGCGTTGGATGGCCGAGTTCAGCATGAAGGCGTAGGCCAGCGACTCCTGTATCTCCTTGGCAGTCTCTGCCGCAATGCGGAAGTCGGCTGCCTTATCCAGGTGGAGGACGGTGACATCTTCAGCATTGCCCTCCCGGATGTCGCCGGACTCAGACTCAGCCAAGACTTTCATCTTGGTGGTCGAGTTTGGCTTTACCAGGAACAGCACCTTTGCCGCCGCCGCTGCGCCCTGTACGATTGCTTTGCGGAGCGCTTCGAGTGACTTGATGTCTCCGATGTACTCTTCGACAAAACCGCGTCCGTAGTCTTCACCATCCTGAGCGATATACCGCAGGGCTAGCCACGGTGACTTCTCTGGAGGATAAGTACCGCGAGTGTCGGGCAACTCAATACCACCGACCTCCTGCCATACGTCCCAGCCGTCCGTTGTCCGGCGCACGCACGTGTACAACTCATGGATGTCCTCGTGCGCTGCTTTACTACTTGCGGAGTCCTGCTTGCTTAGGAACAGGCGGTGCGCTGCTGGCAGCTCTAACGCGGAGATGGTCTCCTTCGTGATGGTTTCCAGGAGATTACCCATAGGGTCGCGTTTGGCGACATAACGGTCCAGCCGGAATACCTTCATGCCACCTTGTGGCGCCAGATGCACCAGAGCGTTGCCGGTCGCTAGTAGCAATTTCATTGCCTCGAACGTGGCCGTGCGGATGTTGGACGACTCAATGCCCATCATTACCGAGCGCTCCATGCTGTTGAGTGCTTCCTCAACTGCAGCCCTCATGCCGTCCCTGCCGGTCATCTGCTTCAGCATGTAGTCATCAACTGTCAACCGGAAGAAGGGCGAGTTCGGCGGGAGTTGGGTAAGGAGGAATTTAGCAGCAAGATTGTTGACGCCACGCGCACCGAACGACTGGTACGGCTGGTACAACTTGGTGGCTGAGGTTGAGCCTTCTGGTGGGAGTAGTGCGGGGATAGTGTACTTAGCACACTCGCGTCCTCGGTGGAGGTATGGCTGGCGGTTCGTACTGTAGGATTCATAGAGCGACTTTAGGCTAACAGTGTTTTCACTTGCCAGAGTGTCGCTCATTAACCTGTCGGGAGATTTAGGCCGGAGCCCTGCGAGCCGCCGCCAAGATCGATTCGCAGTTTCTTTCGGGATGCGCCTACCTGACGTGTGCCGCTTACCGAGTCTGCCGCTGATTGGTCAGGCGTGGTCAGGGGTTTTACAGGTTCAGGAGCGGCAGCAGGTGCCGGTGTTGGTGCTTTTGGTGCGCCACCCATACACATAGTTGATACCTCATGTTTCTTGTTGGTTGTCATTTGCCTCTGCGAACTTAGACCACAGGACATCCACCAGCCGCCGTTCCCCCGCCTTGGCCCAGATTTCTCGTTCAGAGTCAGTCAAGCTAGGCGGGCGGGAAGGATAGAGGGCGTCCAGGGTATCCAGGAGTTCTTGAGACAGTAACGGACCAAGCCTGTTAGATAACAAGTGCTGATCTGTCATAGGGAATTTTGGATTGTTACTGCTATAGTCGGGGTTTAGACTCCGCACACCATCAACCGTGGCATAATCGTGAAAATTAGCTAAGGTGCAGGGACTCTCTTCGGATACATTGCGAGACAGTGTATGGTTGTAAAGGTGATTTTCTTATTCGAAATTCAACTGTTACAGGGGAATGCCATGCAAGACGGTATCTATCACATTCGTTTTTCATCCTCTTTGGGTTCATCTGGAGAGGGACTCGCGGTAATCAAGAATGGTACTCTCAACGGCGGTGACCCTGGGTTTGTGTACGCAGGGACGGTGACCAATAGCGGAACTGTTGTCAGCGGTAGTCTGAATATCAAGTGCTGGAACCAGGCCGTGCCGTCAGTGTTTGGCATTCTTCAGAATTTCCAGCTTCAACTCAACGGTCAAAGTACAGGGCAAAATTCATTCCGTGTGACGGGGGGGACTCCATCTGCGCCCGGTGTAATAATCACTATAACTGGCGATTTCGTTTCGGCTGCGGCTTAATATACTGTATGCATTTTGGCTGCGTGAGTCGGTAACGATTTACGAGTTCTCAGAGGCGTTTAGTTCATCTATGCGCTTCTGGAGATACCACTGTGCTTTTTGTAAATCCTCTTTTTCCTTCCCCTTGTGTTTGGCTCGGGCGATGTATTTGCCTACCTGCCAGAGTAGGGGGTCTTCTTTGAACCAGTCATAAAGTACTGGGAATACCTCGAATCTTCCCTTTTTATAGTGAGCTGGGTGATTGACCATGTCCGGCTGTCGGTGTGTAGGGATTGGCCCATTCGCCGGTAGTTTGTCTGCACTAGTACGCGGTTTCCAGAAAGGCAGGTACACGCCCCTTATTGTGGAGACTTTAAGGCAGGTACGGCAATCCGCAGGTACATTCATGCAACCTTGTAGGTGGTTGGCGCAGGTATTGCAATCCTTGTCCGAGCTCATGCGCACCCTTTCACGGCTGACGCTGCTAGGACCACCACAGCGAAAATTGCAATCATTGCTGCAGAAACGTCGAGAGATTCGTACTTTGTACGCATGTCATTTATTGTGGTATCCACAATTTCACTTCCTTTTTCTTGAAATCGTAATCAGATGCACGGCAAATTCGTGCAACCTGTGCTTGTACTATTGCGTCCAATGCGGTCAGACCTCGGCGCTCGAAATGAGACACTACTGCCTCCCAAACCGTGCCGGCTGTTTCCTTCCGATAGCGCGTCTCTGTTTTTCCCT